AAAAAGTGCTAATCTGAAATAAAAAAATGGGGATACCTGGGAGATGTCATATGATGTATTGCCGGAAATGCGGAAAATCCATCCCGGACGATAGTAAATTCTGCCCATACTGCGGAGAAACGGTCACGGTTAATGCTGAATCCACTGGACAGGAACTGTCTACTGATCCGCAAAAAGCAAAAGAGAATGAATGCGGGGTTTGCTCCAATTGTGGGAAAACACTTCCACCCGGTAAATTGACTGGATTATGCAATGATTGCATGAAACAGATCGGATATGATCCTGATGAATATCAATACGGCAGATGTGAAGATTGCGGCGCTCCGCTAGAATCTGATGACAGCGGTACACTTTGCAAAAAATGCATTGAAAAGCGTTTTGGCAATTATATGCCAAATACACCGATGAAAGAAAACCCTATTGATAATCAAAGGAATAGCAATGAAACCCTACGTCATAAGGGATACCGGAATACTATTTTTGCTGTAATCGGTGTTTTCCTTTTGATTTATATCATCTCAGCAGTCATGCCGCACGAAAAAGCAGACACTGCTCAAACAACGGAGCAAAACTCACAAGTTGCATCCGGCAGCAATTCTACGGCGGCAGCCAACGCTGCTGCATCAAAGGTTTCTTCCGCCGTACAAAATTCGCCGGGAACGCCCGACTTGGAACTGCTTAGCGACGACGGCACTTTTGATTCTGACATCAACACGATTCATATTACCGGCAAAGTAAAGAACAATTCCGGGAAAGTGCTTTCCTATGTACAGATTCAGTTCGCTTTGTATGATAAAAGCGGTTCTCAGGTTGGTACGGCACTGGCAAACACAAACGGTCTTGAACCTGGAAATACGTGGTCATATGACGCCATAGGAATGGCTTCTAATGTCTCCAAATTCAAAGTAATTAATCTTTCCGGTTATTGATAGAAACGGCAGGCCAGCCACCTGCCGCTTTTATTTATCTTCTTTCATATGCTTTGCGGCTACAAGATCACTCGCAATCATCATCTGTTGCTGCTGGGGCGGCATTGAAAGGAAAGCCAGCGGAGAAATATTGTGGTTCTGGAAGATCATGTGCGTATAGGCCCACATACCGTCCCCATTTCCCCGGCAGCTTTCCTCAATCAGTTTTTTGCCTGTTCAATCCCTTCCAAATACTCCACCGGCGTCACCGTCAGTTTGCTGTAGATACTAACCAGCGTAGCCATTTCAGAATCTGTGAACATGGCGAGCGCCGCGTCGTATGGTTCCATGATTTTTTTGCCGGCCTTTTCTGAAAGAGCATCTTGAAGTTCCGCATTGTGAAGATCAGGTGTAACTAGACTTTCCGCGACGTTCGGCATCATGGCCAGCCCTGCGGGAATCCCCCGCTGCTCCGCGAATACGGCGCAGTCAATGCCTTCTTGTGCTGTCAGCGCCCGCATCTCGAACTCTCCGTCAAATGCGGGGAGCTTAAATTTTACATTCGGCTTTCTGTGCGGATGCAAAAAACTTTCCAGTGTCTTATCCATCATAAAACCTCCATTCAAACTAAATCAAAATCGTTAAACGTGAACGACGTGTCAAGTTTCTGCGCGTCGGCGCTGGAATCGTCCAGGGTGCCGAAGGGGACATTGGCTGGAATCACACCGGTCATAATCACCTCAACGCGGTCGTATTTTCCCGTTTTCGCGTCGGAATAATACTGGAGTTCAATCTCCGGAACGCTGCCGCCGTTTTTGTAGTTGCGCCACGCCTTGATAAACGCAGACGTGGTGTTGTAATAGCTCATGTCTCCGGTACCCTTGACGCCCCGGACGGCGGTCTGCTGAAAACGGTCGCCGAGAAACTTTTTGTTTTCCGTCAAGGGCTCCACTTTGCCGGATATTTTCGCAATCTGAAAGGCTGCTACCCGGCTTCCGTTCAGTGTAATGTATGCCTTGCCATCACCTCCGGACGGAACGTCCTGTAAATTAACTTTTTTGCTCAATCGTCACACCCCCTATTCTGCCAGAGAAACGACTTCAACAGAAATTTTGTCAACCGTATCAACGGGCTGAACCGACACATCAGCGGCCACCGCATCGCTTTCTGAACCTTTCACAATGGTCACGTCGTCTGCCGTAAAGTTTTCAATATAGCCGTTGTTCTGGTAGTTTTCCGCCGTCATCTGAACAACCAGCGCCTTGATCTGTGCGCGGCCTTCCGTACTGTTGCGAATCTTCCCGACACATTTCGTGTCCAGAAGTTTTTTCAGATCCGCCGCGTATTTGTCGAGCGTCCGCATGACAAGCCCTTTGCGGAAATCTTTTGGCTGCGTCTCCGTATAGGTTACAAGAGAATTGATGTCGTACAGCACGGTTGGTGCACCGTATATCATAACGATAAGCAGTTCACCGTTTTGCACGCGCGCTTCCTGCTGCTCCCGGGTTAAATGTTCCGCATCCGTCCAGCCGGTGATGCTGCTGTAGCGCGTCAAGCTGCCGGAGACGCCCTGCTTCGCGATCAATCCGGCAACTGTGGCGCAGGCTTCGGCAGCAGTCAGGCTGTAGTTTTCCGTAGTACCGGGTGACGTGCTGTGGTAAACCGCCGGATTGTCAGCCGCTGCCGGATTCTCTGCAATCTGAACCATGATATCCTTTTTCCGCAGCTCGTCTACCCACAGAATCAGGTTGTTTACGGTATCCGCATCTGTGCCGGTATAGGCCAGCACATTAAATTCATGGGTTTCCATTTCATCTTTGAATTTGTCCCATGCGTCGGAATCCATATCGCCGTCCTTGCCGCCGGTCAGTTTCACCGTGGCAGCCGCCAGCGTACCGGTTCCGGCAATACTGATGAAATCATTCGTCTGAAATTTGTCAGATCCCGAGACGATCTGGGAATCCATCTCCGCCGTTTCAAGCAGAGTCGTGATTTTCCATAGATCACCGCTTTTGGCAACGACAACGGAAAGATCGTTGCCCCGGACACCGGGATATTTTGCCGTTGCTGTGATGCCGTCTGCCAGCGTGCCGGATGCCTTTCCACCGGAATTATTCAGCCGGTACAGGTATAACTTTTCCGCACCGTTCATAACCTCGTTGACACATTTCAGCTTTTCGGATATGAGATCATATCCAAGAGATACTTTTGTACTGTCTCCCTGACGAATCACCGTCATCCGATCTCCCCAGCTCAGGGAAAGCGGCATGGCTACAACACCGGTCACGCTGAGTTCCGCCGGGCGGTCTCCCGCCTTAACGTCAACATGTGCGCCGGGTAAAATCTGTATGCTCACGTTTTTACCTCCGTTTCTGCCTTTTGAATTACCGGATCAGCCTTTCGAATAATCAGTCCATCCTCGTCGGTCGGTTCGCTGCGCTCTACAACTGAAATATCTGCCGTGACATGTCCTAAGCCGTCCGTCATATCCGAAGCCTTATTCCGGCACCGAAAAGCTCTTGCGTCGTCCTCCACTGATTCGAGGTTTTGCAGAATGGAAAAAATGGCCGTGCTGATTTCCGCGCGGTCGTCGGAATTTTTCGGAATATAGGTAATCTCCGCCCCAAACGTATGAACGCTTGTGTCGGCAAGCATTTTTCGGCTAGACTGCTTGTACAGGTTGACGCCGATTTCAGGCGGATAAACACCGGACATCCGGTTGCCGATATCCGTCCTGCAGCCCGGAAACAGCCGGGCGGTAAAGCAGGCAATGGCAAGCAGCACATGGTCGGCCAGTGTCAGCGTCCCGGCTTTGCGCCGGGCAGCCAGCGCCGGATTAAACCAGATATTTTTCGGAATATCCACACTACCACCCGCCTTTGCTTTTTACCCGCTGAATTTCCTCACTGAAAATGGCAGGCGCCGCCTCTTTTGCGGCGTCCTGCCCGCGCTCAAGAAAACGCTGACCTTCAACATAACCGACTGTCTCTCCCCTCCGGTTTACAAGCCTATGGCCGTCATTAACATACGGCCCATAGTACACGTTATTGTAATACCGGCTTTCATGGCCATTGCCGACCTTGTGCGTGCCGCCATTGTGCCAACCTCTGCGGAGGGTACCGCCTTGCTTTCCGCTTCCCGCAGGATATTGACCGACTGGCGTATTTTTAGTCGTCGTTTCCATGCCTTTTGCATTCATCCTTTCCAGCGTCCTCCGGGCGCTTTCGTCCAAGTCTGCGCCGAGCCCTTTCAGCGCCGCCATATATTGTGAGAAATTCATTGTACTCATGCGATTTTCACCCCGGAGAGCGGCACCGTATTACAGAATGTCCGGTGGAACGGCAACCCGGCCCGGCCGCTGAAGGTCTGCCCGTTATGCTGCACCGTCACCGCGTCGCCGTCTTTGAGGGCAACTGCCGTATCGACTTCCAGCGTGAAGACGGGTTCCGTCAGGGCGGCCGCCTCGCTGGTGTTGAGGGTCGGTGCATTCTTCTGCACCAGGTGGCACGGAATGTTTTCATAGATCGTCTGCGTTTTTGTGGTCTGCTCTTCTTCGTTATCAACGTCACGGATTACCGCGGCCGTATCGTTCCAAAGGGCCTGTACGGCTGCTTTTCCTCTTGCTGTAACACTGCCGGGTAAATTCATATGATCACCTCAAAAGAGTGTTCGGAAGCTGTCCATAATCCGGATATTGTTGGCACTCACGCTGTCAAATAACTTTGCCTGCACGGTTTTGTCAGTGCTGTACTGCACCGTCGTGTCTCCATCAGAAACAGATTTTACTGTACCCGTGCCGGAGGACACAGCCGAACTGTTATTCATCAGCGCGGTTGCAATTTCTACCCACGGGTATTTAAGCACATCCGGCACTTCCTGTATATTCTGCGGCAGCGTGCAGTATTCGAGCATGATCGGCTTTGCCTCGTCAATGTAGGACTGGATGGCGGTATCAGAATAGCCGTCCGGTAT